TGGATTATCAGTTCCAATACCTACATTACCATTAGTCTTAATATGGATAACTTCATTATGAGTAGTTCCTGATACAGAACCTAAAATTAATCCTCCACCAAAAGTTCCACTATTTGCTTCTTTTTTTGTTGTTATAAATCCAGTAGGAACTAATAAATTATCTCCAGTCCACCATCTTTGTGAAAATACTATTGAACCTCCATAATTTCCATTATTATAATTATTATTAGATGATTGAATATTAAGTGTATAATCTCCATCATATGATACATTACTAGTAGGATTAAATCGAGTATTTTTATAAACAGTTAATTTTTGTGCTGGATCAGTAGTTCCAATACCTACATTACCAGTAGAATCTATCACAAATTTTTCATTATTATGTCTATTAGTTTCACCATCGACATTTCCAATTGAAATAGCAAAATGATCATCTGATTCGTTATAATACATCGCAGAATCTACTCCTTGTGTATAAAGTCTTATACCTGAATCTTTTAGAGTTTGTCGTGATTCTAATAATATAAATGCTTCATCAGATTGAACATTAATTTCCAATACATCATTTGAATGTCCACTTGTATTACGACTGATGGCACCGTCACAAATAGAAAGTTTATGGTTTGGATTATCAGTTCCAATACCTACATTACCAGAACTAGTTAATGTCATTGTATCACTCATTGTAGTTCCATCACTAGAAGTTTGTAAAATCATATCACCTATATTAGTAGCAGTATTATTTACTTTACCTACAACTGCACCCAATATATTTGTTGTAGTAATATCATTATCATAGTTCATTAATCTCAATTGTGATTGATAAGCAGTATTGTTGCTATTTCTTGCCCCAATAATATCTAACATTGTATCTTGTGATATATTACTAGTTGCTTTAACAACTAAAGTACTATCAGTATTACTAGATATTACTGTTTGACCATTAATATTTGTATCACCATTAACATCTAAAGTAGAATTCATTGTTACTGCGTTTTGTAAATTTGCTGTTCCAGAAACATCTAAAGTACCATCTAAATTGGCATCACCGAGTACGTTTAAAGTAGATCGAAGTGTTGTAGCATTTTGTACATCTAAAGTACCATTGAGATCAGTTGCACTATCAACTGTTAATGAAACCGAACGTAATTCATCAGTATAAGATTTACCTTGTAAATAAGTTTCTGCTGTTATTCCATTAGTATCATTATTTAATACATATAATTTTCCAGTTGCGATTGAACCATTTTCTCCTCTTACTAAAAATTGTTTATTATTAATTTCTATATTTTCAGTTATATCAAATAAAATACCATTTAATTCGTAATTACTATTTATTCCAGATTCCCATTTATCTGGATCTGTAATAGAATTTATCGGATTAGACATTATATTATATATATATATACATATATATATATATTAAATTATTTTATTATTTATTTAATTTTAATATTAAAACATTCATCATTATAATTATTTAGATAAGTTTTATATCCTTTATCTTTTATAATATTTTCAAATTCATTTTTAGGAATTTTATTTATTTGATTATCATGACAATAATCGCAATAATTATTATATAAATCAGATAATGTAGAACAATTATTAATTTCTTTAATATTAATATTGACTACACAATTTGTTTCTAGATAATTATTTATATTATCACAACTATATTGAAATTTTTTATTATATTTTTCTACTTTTTTTGGTAATTTTAATGAACAACCATTATCATACCATTTTTTAGCATATCTAATAAAATATACTAAAACTTCTTCATTTGTTATTTTTTGTTCAATATCTGGATCTCTCCATCTATGTTTTGGATTATTTTTATCATATTTAATATCAGTATCATTATCTAAAAATTGTGCTTCAAATTCAATTAACAACATTCTTCTAAATAATGCTTTATCATTTGAAAATTTTGGTGCAAAATTTGTTAATAATATTGGTTTTAAGAAAACATCAATTAATTCACTTTCTTGGTGTAATTTACGAATTCTTAATTTTGTACCACCAGTCATTCTTTTAATTAATCCTTCGTTAAAATCTTCATTTTTATTTGATTCATCCATAATACCGAATCTTTTATTTTGAATATAATTTAAATGCGTAGTTGCAGTTCCAGCAGTACCTTTTTTATTACTAAATATTTCTGAATCTAAAATTGTAAAATAATCACCGAAAGTTCTATCTAATAATTTTGCCAAAACAGATTTACCATTAGAACCTTTATCTCCATACCATACTGAAAATTTTTGTTCTTTATTATGTCCAGTAATACAATAACCAATAAATTGACTTAAAAAATCTTTAATTTCTGTTTGATCTAACATAATATCATTCATAAATTTATCCATATTTGGAGTTTTCATATTTTCATCATAATTAATATCTAAGAAAAATGTATTATAATCATTATAATTACGATATACTAATTTACCAGTTTTCAAATCAATATTACCATTTTTAACTGCGATAATATCTGGATTAGAATTAATAATTTTTTTAAAATCAGGATCATTTAATAAATTACTACCAATAGTATTTTTCATACAGGTTTTAATATAATTATATCTATTGCAATTTTTTCTCATAGAAATAACATTTCTGATTTCATCACTATTTTCATTATTTTCTGATTTTTTAGATTCATCTTTTAAATAATTTAAATAAAAATCTAAATTTTGAGAAATATAATGAGAAAAAATATAATGACATTTTAAATTGTTATCTTGTTTCCAAATATCTCCATTCCAATAATAAATATTAATATTACCTTCATCGCCATTTGAAATAATTCTTTTTTTAAACAAATATGAAAACATTTCACATACACCTCTTTCATCATTTAATAGATATTTTTTAATTTTTGATATACCTAATACATGTGTTTCATATGTAGATAAACCAATAATATATTCATTAAATTTATTTAAATTATCTTGTTTTGCAAGATTAAGTAATGCTTTATATTGTGAATAAAAATCAAAATTATCATCATTACTTTTATTAATTAGTTTTTTAATATATTCTAAACTATCTTGATTATATTTTGAAGATAATTTTGACCAATCATTAATTAATGTTAATGGTACTTTTAAATTATGAAGAATCATAACAATTTTTACCCATTCGCTATATTCATTACATCTTTCAATATTTAAACATTCATATAAAATATATCTTATATATTCGAAATTTTTTATTTTAATAATATTATTAAAAATATAGTTATCTCTTTCTTCATTTTTAAAATTATTAGAGTATTGAATATCATCTAAATCAATTATATCATTTGTTTTAATTTTATTTTGAATTTCTAATTGTTTATTATTATTTTCATTAATTTTTTGTTCAATAGTGCTATTAAATTTGCAATTCATTATATTTTCTGTTGTTTGAATTGATACTAATTTAAATTTTTCATTATCAGATAAATCAATATCATCTAAGAAAATATAATTACTATTTTTAATATATGATCCTTTTTTATATTTTAATACTTTATACATTCTAAAACAACTATTATATGCATTTTCATCTAAAAATTTATATTTCATTTCTTTATTAATATATTTAACAATTTTTAATGCGAATTTTTTATCTACTAAAATATGTGTAAAATAAATATGAAACTTATCAGATCCTTTATTTTTTAAAATATAATATGTAAAATCAAGATTTTTAGTTTCACATGATGAAACTAATATTTCTTTTAAAGTATTTTTTAAACTTTCTACAAATATTTTTATATCAATTCCATTTGTACCATCATCAATATCAAAATATAATTTTATAATTGGTGTAATTCTTTCACACATAGATGTTTTATGATTACATAATATATCATAAAAATCATCTAACTTATCATTGGGGATTTTATAAAGACCACCTTTTAAATCTTGGTGTGTATAATCTTTTGTACCACTTTTAACTAAATGATTATTTAAAAAACTTCTCATATTAATAATTAATTAATATAAGTATTCAATTTTATTAAAAAAATTTTATTAAAAAAAAAAATTAAAATAAAGGATTAGAATTAACATTCATTCCACAAAATTTTGTTTGATTTTTAGAATAATCTACATTTTTATATATTCCAATTTTTATTGAATTTTTAAGTAAAAATATAAAATTTTTATTAAATTCTTCATTATGCCCATAACTCTTTGACATAATATGTGCTAATTCATGTATTGTAACAAACATTAATATATTAATTTTATGTAATTCTAAACTTTTTTTATCTCTTAAACATAAATGAATTTCTTCACCTTTATCTATACTATAAGATGTTCCATTATCATTTATATTAGTTTCTCGTATGTTATCTTCTTCATATTTTATTGTTAATCTTTTAATGTCAGTATTATCAGTATAAGTAATTTGTATATACTTAATTAATTTTTCTATTCTATTTTTTATTTCTGCCATTAAATCAGCTGCAATTTTTTTTTTAGGTAAATCTTGAACTAAATGAAAATCTTCATCTTTTTTAGATTTTATAATTACTAAATTATTATCATCTATATAAAAAAGTTTAATGAAAATAATTATAATTAAAATAAATATGAATCCATTAAGTAATAATTCCATAAAATAATATATATAATATATATAGATAATGTTTTTTATTAATCCACATAATGAATTGAAAAATATAGATATTAAAATGAAAAATGATATTGAAAAAATAAAAAAAATGTATTTTATAATAAATGATGAAAAATTTTCATATTATCATTTATGTAAAAAATATATATTAATTACAAATAAAGAAAAATTACAATTTATTTTAAAATTTGATGTAACAAAATTTTTATTAAATTATAAATTTTTATTAAAAATATATCATGTAACTGAAAAAAGTATATGTAATCAGAATGAATGTATTAATTTTTTATGTGATAAAAACTATCATTATTCTATAAATAATACAAATCTAGTAAATATTATAAAAACAAATAATATAGAGAAATTAAATTCTATTTTTTCAACAAAAATACAAGATATAAAAAAATGTATTAATTGTGAGAATTTATGGGATTTTGAAAGTGATATACGATATATAGAAGATAATAAAAAATATAATTATTCAATATGTGATAATTGTAAATTTCAAAAATATATTTTTGATAAAACATTAAATATAATTGATAAATGTACAATATGTTTAGAAAATATATATGAAATAGATTTACTAAAAATAAAATGTAATCATAATTTTCATAAAAAATGTTTAGATATTTGGTTAGAACAAAATAATAATTGTCCATTATGTAGATTAAAAATAGATATAATAATAATTTAATTGACCATATATGAATTAATTTTTTCGAATGATTCTTCTTGACAATATACCTTAAAAATAAAGAATGCTTGTACTGTTTCTTTTGGTGGATTACTTGCAGTATTATCAGTACCTAAATTTGCTAAAGATCCAGATGGTTCATATATACTAATTGAAAATGTTTGTGGCAAAGATGCAATTGGTGGTTTATAAATATGTTTATGATCATCAATATATTGAATATTACAATTAACAAAATCACCATCATTATGATGATGTTCTGGGATTAGTATGGCGAAACATCTATTTAATAAATCATTTGTTCCAGCAATATTAATTGACTGTATTTCTGGAATATCTAAAATTAGATATGGAAAAGTTACTATTCTTTTAGGTAATACAGCATGAGTTAAAAAGATTTTACTAATATTTTTATATTTATGATAAATTGTTGGATTTGATTCATTACCTGAATCAAATTTTACAATAAAAGAATTAGAATTACTATATACTGTTCTATTTCTATGTCTACTATCAATTAATAATGTATGTTCTACTTCTGTTAATTTTCTTTCTGGTAATTTTTGTACTTTTTTATTTTTATTATGTTCTAATTCTAAGAATTGTTTAAAATCAAAACTCATTATATATATAATATATATATATAATGTTAATTAATTAAATATATTAATTATTTTATTCTACATATTCTTCAGTATTTTTTTTTAAAAAACTTCTTCTTTTAAACGAATTTTTAGATATGTTAATTTCAGAATCATCATCTAGATTATTTTCATCAATCTTTGTACTTAATTCTTCTATACTATTTTCTATTTCATTTTCTTCTTCTGATTCAGTTTCGTAATCACTAAGATATTTAACATCTTTAAAATTTTCTTTTTCTTTTTGTCTCATTATTTCTTCATTTCTTTTTTTTCTATATAATTCATCTTCTTCATTTTTTAATTTTTCTTCTTGTAATTTTTTATCTTCTAATATTTTTAATATTTTTTCATTTACATTAATAGTATTATCATTTTTATCACTACTAATTATTTTTACATCATATAACTTTTTTATTATTTTTTTTTCATCATATAATTTAACATAATCAGTTAATTCTTTTTTAAAATTTAATTTTAATATTTTTAAATTTTTATGATATTCATCTAATTTTTTATTATATTGTTCAATGAATTCAATTGGTACTTCTGTAATACTTTTATTTATAATTAAATCATTAATATTAGTATATTCATCATCTAAAAAGTTTTCATTTTTTTCGTTTAAAAATAACCACCACATTTTTTTTGAAAAATTTTCTTTTAATGTATTAATCGGTAAATTCTGATAAAAAAATATACTTTGCCAAGTTAAATAATCTTCAAACTCTTTTAAATGAGGAACCTTAAATTTATAATTTTTAGATAAATTTGTCCAATCTAAATAATCTTTAAATTGCCTAATATGTTCAATAGTTAAATATTTATTTTTTGATAAATTTGCAAAATTGATATATTTCTTAAATGTTAAACAAAAAACGACAGATAAATTATCATATTCCGACATATAATCCCAATTAATTTTTAATTTACTAACTTTAACATTAAATTGTTTGATTAATTTAATTAATTTTTCTTGTTCATTTGTTCTAACATATTCGCAAAAAAAATTTTCATCAATTTTTGGTTTTTTCATTTTTAAAATATTATACTTAAGAAAACTCATTGTTGTTATTATATATTATATAATAATATAAATATATAATCTTAATTTATTTTATTTTATTTTTTATTTTCTGTTTTTATTTCATTTTCTAAATATTCATTATATTTTTTATTTTCCAATAAAATATTATCTAAATCTTCTAACCACATTTTTTTAATATCTTTATTAAATAAATTTTCTAATTGTTTATTTAATTCATTATATTCTTTTTCCATTTTATTAGCTTTTTCATATGTTAATGTTCTAATAGGCATACAAATTAAATATTCATATGATAATTCATTATTATTTTTTATTTTATCAAATTTATTTTTTTCTAAATCATTATTTAATTTTACTTCTGTTGTATTTAAAACATCAATTTTTTTTGTTTTAACCATTCTAATAAATCTAACTTTGTTTTTTAATTCTTTTACTTTTAAGGATAATTCTTCAATCATTTTTTTTTTTCTTAAATCATAGTATTCTAAACGTATATCATAATAATAATTTAATATATCATTTGCAGTTTTATATTTTGTAATATTTCCATTTTTATTAAATAAATACATGTTTTTTTCTGATAAATTAGTTGTTAATTTTAACATTTTATAAATTTCATCTGTTTTTTTATTTAATATTTTTTTATATGTTACTGTATCAAATTCTAATACAAAATTAATAGTAGACTCGGTAGAATAATTATAATAATTTTTAATGAATTGTTTTTTTTGTTCTTTTGTAGATACACTTTTATTAATTATAATACTTTCAATAAATTGTTTATAATTTTCTGTCCAAGTTCCGATTGGTAACTCAGTAATAGTAATTATTTTCTTATTTTTATTTAATTCATATTTTCCATATGATATATATTTTTGAGGACTTTCTTCAACAATTAAACCTGAAAATGAACGATACCATGGTTTTAATTTAATGACTTTTTTGTTATTAATTTTATTTTTCAATGCATCTACTATATCTTCTAATTTATGAGGTAATACTTCAGTTGAAAATCCAGTACCAATACCATTTGTTCCATTTATTAAAATCATAGGGATTGATGGTACATAATATTCAGGTTCTACTATTTGTCCATCACTATCATGATATTTTAATAAATTATCATCTAATTGATTAAATATTTTTTTTGAAATATCTGCAGTATTTGTAAAAATATATCTTTCGCTTGAACGATCTTTACCACCCATTAGTCTAGTACCGAATTGACCATTTGGTAAAAATAAATTACAATTATTTGCACCTACAAAATTTTGTGCCATACCAACTACTGTTGTAACAATTGATTGTTCACCATGATGATAATCTGTTTTTTGCCCAACTAAACCAGAAAATTGTGCAACTTTTATTTCATTCTTATTTAAATATTTTAATCCAGTATATAATATTTTTCTTTGTGTAGGTTTTAAACCATCAATTATACTTGGGATAGAACGATGATTATCATAATTAGAAAAATGGATTAGATCTTTATTAATAAAATCTGCGATTGGAATATTTTTATTTTTTTGATTTATAATTTTTTCTCTATCATATTTTAATAACCACTTTTTACGTTCATCTGCTAAATCTTTTTTAAATCCTAAATTTAATGCATTATTATCATCTTCTTTATTCCATGTATATGTTACTAATTTTTTTTCAATATCATTCATTGCTTCTTTTGCTTCTTTTGCATTGGATGTACCTAAACCTTTATAATACTTTATTTTCCAATTTTTAGGATTTGTTTTTTTCCAATTTTCATAATCTGTTAATGTATAGAATGATAATTCTTCTTTCCCCTTAAATGCTTTAATAATTGGTGTTATTAATGACTTTACAAAACCTAATTTTAATAATTCTGGCCAAAAAGTATGAAACATATTCATAACTAATCCTTTAATATGTGAACCATCTACATCTTGATCAGTTAAAATAATTATTCCACCATATCTAGTTTCATCAAGTGAATTATATTTATATCCTTGTTTTAATCCCAATATTTGTTTTAAATATGTTATTTCTTGATTTTTTAAAATTTTATCATTTGATTGATCCTTTACATTTAATAATTTACCTTTTAAAGGAAATACACCATATTTATCTCTTCCAATTTTTGATAATCCAGACATTGCAAATGCTTTTGCAGAATCTCCTTCTGTAAGAATTAATCTACATTTTTCTGATTTTTTTGTACCTGCCCAATTTGCATCATCTAATTTTGGAATTCCAATTAATCTTTTTTTAACTTTACCATCTGTTTTTGTTAATTCTTTTTTTTCTTTAAATTGTGCAAAACTAGTAACTTCTTCAATTATACCAATATTTTCTAAACCTTTACTAAATTTTTTTGTCATTTCCCATTTTGAACCAAAATTATTTGGTCTAGTTGTCATAAATTCTTTTGTTTGAGAATTAAATGAAGGATTTTCAATAAATGATTTTACAAATATAAACATCTTATCTTTTACATATGAGTTTTTTACTTTTAATTTTTTCTTTTGTAATTTATCAATATATTCTTTTATAATTTTTTTAGAAACATCTTCTACGTGTGTTCCACCAAGACTTGTATCTATTCCATTAACAAAAGAAACTTGTTCAAAATTATCATCACTCATAAATAAACCAACTGACCATCTTTGTTGTGTATTATCAACAATTAATGTTTTTTCTTCTTCTTTCTTTAAATATAATTTCATATAATCTTCAAATGTTTTTACATTTAATTTTTTTCCATTTAAAAATACTGATATATTTTTACCAGTATTCGCAGCAATATCATAAACTCTTTTTTTCATAACTGATATAATATCATTTGATAATTTTGTAATATTAAATCTTTTTAAATCTGGTTTAAATGTAATTTTTGTCATACCTTTTGTTTTTACATCTGTAATTTTTACATTATTTTTTTTAGTCATATTATCTTTCCATGTTATTTTCATTTTTTTTTGTCTCACTTCATCAACTGTTTCTAATTTAAACTCTGTTGAAAATATATTAGCTAATTTCGCACCATAACCATTTTTACCACCAACTATTCTTTTTTCTCCCTTTTTATAATTACCAGATGTTAATAACATACCGAATATCATTTCTGGAATATATACATTTTCTTCTTCTTTTAATACAATTGGAACTCCTTCTCCATTATTAAATACTGAAATTTCATTATTTTCTTGATCAATATTTACTTTGATTTGTGTAGTACCTGTATTTTCACGTACTGTTTGATCAAAAGCATTTAATAAAATTTCTTCATATATTCTTTCTAATCCAGGAATATATGTTATATTTTTTTTTACAATTTTTTCTAATTTATCATCATATACATATAATTTACTTTCAATTTTTTCTACACTCCCAATATATGTATCTGGAATATCTAAAATATGTTCAAGTTGAGATTTTTTTTGATATCTATCTGAAATTTTTTTATCCATGATTTATTTATTAATATATAATTAAATAAATTTTAATTAATTATAAAAATAGTAATCTATTTATTATCATATTTGTTTTAATTTTTTTAAAATTTTTAAATGATATTTTAACCAATTTTTATTTTCATTAATCAATAAATTTTTTATAGGTACAAAACTAACATGATGTTCTTCTTCTGTTTCTATATTACCATAATAATCATATACAATAAATGTTTTAATATTAAAAGAATCACACTTTTCAAAATGAAGAAGTTTCAAGTCTTTTTTTTTTACTATTAAGCCAGTTTCTTCTTCTAATTCTCTTATTGCACAATCTTCATATAATTCATTATTAAAACATTTCCCACCTGGAATATCATAACTTTTTGTATTTTTAAAAACAGATAAAAATGTTTGTGCTTCAATATCATAAATTAGTATTAATGATGCTCGTTTATTATCTCTTAGTAAACTCATAATTAAAATTTTATTAAATAAATTTTAATTACAAATTATATAATTAAGGAAAAAATTTCAAAACTGTACTTTTATATGTGCTAAATTAAAATAATTTATAAATAAAAATAATGATTTAAATTAAAATAAATTAAAAAAATAAATTAAAATAAAAACTATAAATATTATATATTATAATAATTATGTTAAAACAGTTTTTTTTTTCAGAAAAAAAATTTAAACTTATAATGAGTGTA